GAAGAGATGTGCAATCTAAAACGGTGTTTTATTTTGCGGATCAGATATTGCAAACGACATGTATGGTTTGTCGCCTTTGATTTTGCGCCAACCTGCTAGTCGCTTGTTGTGATTAGGATTTGTCCAAGGTGATTGCTTATCATCTGTTTTATATATTGATCCAGTGTAATCTGGTGCGCCATCTTTATCATTATCGTTTGGAAATATAGCGCCAATCTTTTCATACACTTCCATGATTTCTTTGCCTTCACGTGAAGTTCTGCGAATGACTGCTAGTTTTGTACTGCGTCCACCATTATCTACATTACCTTGAAGTAATAGTTCCATATCATCGAAGGGTGCAAAGGCTGCGCCTTTATTTGTATCGTCGTATTCTGCCATGCTTCTGGCTCCTTTTTTAATTAATAACTTAATGTGGTTGACTGAATTGCATCTCCAATTCTATTTTCAATTGTTCTTGCAACAGTCGATTGTTTTACATGAACTACGTCAGCGATTGTTTCTAAATCTATTCCATGCGCTGCCATAGTACACATTAATAATTGATTTTGTGCCCTCCTTATTTTTCTTATTTTGGTATTGCTTTTTGATTTTTTATCTTGAATTGCTTTGAGCATAGTCATGTGAGTAGATGCTAGTATGGCAGGGAGCAAGACATTATGTGAATATGCTTGCCCCTTGTGCCACCAAAGACCTTCTTTGAAACGTGTCATCCAGACTTATGCCACGACTGCGTTCGACTTTTGGTCTTCTCACTTGTCGTGTCATGTATCGAAGGAGGTTTACTATTTGTTTGTGCAGTAGATTGATTAGCATCATCATCTTCTGATGGAAGATTAAGTAATGACATAATGCCATAGCGTCTTGCGTATGTAACTGCACTGCCAAGACCTTGCATATCATTCTTAGCTAATACAAGTGGTACGCTAGATTCCATTGACCAATCAGGAAAATCCTGATGATAGATTGTAGTTGCAACAAATGTTCCCAAAGCATGTGATCCAACTTGCTGACTCAGAAAGAAACCATTGTTAGCAAGTGGCTGAGTAACAGCTTCTATGCACCCTTCAAGAGTAACATAGCGGCTGCGGAAATGTGGGTTAGTACCCTCTTTTTTTGGTGGTTGTATTTCTGATCTTGCTTTGATTAACAAGTTAATAATATTTTTAGTCATTTTAGATTCCTCTTTGTTATGCGTAAGCTACCGCGCTTGTCGCGCTTTACTGATAGTTGATCACAATAAACCTCACGCTCGTTTTCTGCAATCATACCCTTTAAGTTTTTCTTTGCTGTTTCAAATTGTTTGTGGTCGGATTCTTTATTAATGTAAGTAACGGCTGCGTCGATAAATTGGTTGTCGTATGTTGCGTCACGTGCAACCATTTCGTCCAACGGGATTTTATCAATCGAGGGCGAGGGCGTATCGACACCAATCGGCTCCTCATTGCGAAGAACGTAACCCCAGAAGTCTGACACCACTGCCCACATAGAATCGAAATACTTTTGGTCTCTTGATACATGCATACAATCCCAATCACTGTTGCCAAAAATTACTGAAAAATATCCACCATCTACATTAGCAAGCTGCATGTAGAACTGTATTTGTGGCATATAATATTCAGTAACTTTGTATATATTGTTAAAAGAATTTGTATGTTTTGCTTCTACAATTTGATCTTCATACATAGCATCAATCGTACCTTTACATGGTACAATACCTATTTGTTTTTCAAATGAAGATTGATGATTAGTAAGTTTAGAAATATTTAAATCTTTTCTAAACCATTCTAAATTAAAATCTTCTGTATGGACACCAAGCTGCACTGCTAGATTATTAGATAAATCTTCTGATTCAATAAGACCAGTTTTGATTTGCCACAATTGTAACCAATTGCCTTGCATAATCTGGACGCAATCACTGCCTCCGATAAAACCTTGTCGGTTCATTACTTCCTCCATTATTATTGTTTGATACTACTGCTTATGTGCAGCTTTATCAAGGTTTATTTTTCTAGTTTTCCACTCTTCATCTGTAAAATCATCTTTAAAAATTTCTCTCCAATCACTAGGAACAAACCCATTTGCTACAAATTCTTGCATTGCATGATTTAAATGTGGTGCTACTTGTTTTATGTGTTTGCCTTCTTTGAGCTTAGTTAATTGATCCTCAGTAATATCTACCTCTATGGTATGAGTTTTGTTTGACCAAGGACTTCTTCTTGTAATTTTCATAATTGTGTATTCCTTCTTAATTTTTTAGAATATCCATTGCATCTTTGTATCTTTTGACAAGCTCATCATGTAATTCTTGAGAGTCACCATACATAGTAATCGCATCGAGATACGCCTGTCGATGTGGCTCAAGCTCTGCCTCAGTAAGATAACCAAAGTGTACGAGTGATGCAGCACCACGACCCCATAGCCAGTTCTCACCAACAGGTTCTTTGTTTCGTATGCGATCAGCATTTATTTTATACGCATCTGGTTGCCATGATGTATTAGAACCAAACTCTTTTTTTAATACTGGATGTGCTTTGCGATTTAAACTTGCAGACCACACATCATTTGATGCAGACTTGCTTATTGATTTCATTATTTAACCTCCCAATACATTGCATAGCGTTTACCCTTTTCATCTTTCTTCATAATTTTATCAATTATCATACCGCTATCTTTTAAATCTTTTATTCTTGCGGCTAATCTAAAACATCCAAAGTAATTTAATGCTTCTATTGGTGTTAAAGGTTTTCCTGTTTCAAGGTATTGCTTGATTAATTTTGTTTGAGTTTCCATTTGCTTCCTCTAATAGTTGTTGAAATTTATCTCCTGTCATTATGACAAGCGTTTGCGGAGTTCCTCTCCGTCTTTTATAAAAGGCAATATCTCTACCTTCTAATACTGCGAATGGACTTGGGAAGTTAGACTTATCTCTGTACTTTACTTCGCCTATTAATTCTTGTCCGTTGATTTCGAGTTTAATATCCCCTGCATACTCTCCTCCCAAGCTGCCTGAGAGGGGTTGCCTTTTTGCTTTGATTGGCGCTTTGATTTTATTGAGCCATTCGACAAACCATTTTTCGTGATAGGTTCCTTTGTTTTTGTTTTGATTTGCCATCTGTCTTCCTCATAACAATTCAAACATACATACCAATGTTTATTCATTGTTCTTGCGTGATTGTTTTTAAGTATTGCAACGAACCATTCGGTTTTTATATCGCAAGCAACACAAGTTATATATCTCTTACCTTTTTTTGACTTCGACATCGTAACCCAAAGCATCCAACCAACACATAAATAAGAAACCTGATGGGATGCGTTTATGCTGCTCCCATTTATGAATTAAAGATTCAGTGCAGCCAATGACGTCAGCCAATTGCGACTGGCTTAATCCCGTTTCGTGCCTTGCTTCTACTAACATTTTTATTATTAGATCGTAGTTGCTTGGCAATCGTAGCGGTTTCTTGTCTACGTTCTTGTTCATGTATAGCGTTTAAAACTTTGCTTGCAGTTAAATATCTAAGTTCGGTTTTCATTCCTATTGATCTGTAATAAGTTGACGTTGGAATCTCAGCCAAACGAAATGCTTTTAATAGATTAACATTACGCTTGGCAGCTTCATCTTTTAAATATTGTAAATAAGATTTCATACTGCATGTATGCAGCTAAAAATCTATTTGGTCAAGCCTCAGTTAAATCTGTAATCATAGATTCTCTGTGAACACATTTATAATTTTCAATATGTTTCATAGAATGTATTTCTTCTATGCTACCTGAGTATTCTTGTAAGATTTCATTTGCTAGATAAGATGCTTCATCTTTATCTTTTGCAGTTATAGTAAGATACATACCTTCTGCATAATGAAAACCAATATTAAATGATGGCATTATTCTTCCTCCTTTTTAATTATACCAAAACCACCACATTCTGAGCACTCGATTTTCTTTACGTCGTATACTCCAATGTCACGATTGAAATTGTGAGGTCGAGGTACATTTACTTCGATCTCACCATCACCATCACAACCTTCACAGAAGTCAGGAGCTTTATGTTTTGTTTTATAAAAAACATCATCAAAGATTTTGTTGAGCATTATTTCCATTGCCATCTCTGGACTAATAGGGGATGTAGTCATTGATCTCCTCCGTTCTACATTCTTGATAGTGTTCTTCCCAAGCATTTGTTGCGCGAGTTACAAACTTATCTTTATCAAATTTAGGATTGAGTGCTTGCAGTTTTTCCGCAAGCTCCTCATCCT